AATGATCTGATTTTATCGTTAATATTAAGAGAACCTATTGCTGCAGTAATTTTGCGAATTGTTGAATCAATTCCGCTAAGTAATGGCTGATAAGAGAAAAGGGCGTCCAAGCCTTCTGCAATAAGGTTAACAAATTCAGTCCATCCACCTTGTGCAGCTTCTTTTGTCGCCGGACGAATAAACTTATTTACAAGATCTTTGAACTTTCCAAGAGCTTTAACATATGCACTATTGTTTTCAACAATTGGAGTCCAAAAATCCATGCCTATTTTTTTCCAAGCAGCACGAATATTAGCACTTACACCCGTAAGAGTAGTGTCAGCTTTTAAAGCCGCATCAGCGAAAGAATCGTACATCGCATTGGCAAACATCTGGAAATCGACTTTACCTTGAGAAACCATTTCTCTTACTTCAGCTTCTGTCTTTCCCCATTGCTTAGCCATTGCAGCGGCAATATTCAGACCATAACCAGAAAGCTGCTGCAACTGCATAGTCATGAGCTTTCCGTTACCAGCAACTCTTGTGAAAATATCCGCAATTCTTCCGTATTCTGTGTTTGCCATTGAAGCAACACCAGAAATAGCTGTAAGGGACACACCCATATCAGAAAGCTCTTCGCCAGTCGATTTCAATATACGTCCATTTATATTGGAAAACTCTATTCCTGATGCTGCCAACTGAGAGGCTGCCATAGCGGCTTCATCATAGCCGTATCTGGTTCCGTTTACTGCAGCACCAATATCATCGTCAAGCTTATCAAACTCATAACCTAAACCCTGAATCATGTATTTGGCCTGTTCGATGTTAAGAGCTCTTTGCTTACCACCATTAACGATCAAATCTTGGACTTGATTTAGCGGTCTTAAAATATGATTAACAAGGCTTGCTCCGACATTGACTGCCATACTAGCAAGTTCCTGTAGTGCAGTCATTCCGATAATTCCCATCGTAGAGAATCTATCTTGTATAGCCTGTAAGGCACCAGACATCCCACTGAAATTTGTATTAACGGCCGTAGTTAACTGGTTTAACGATTGTGCCGACTTATTAAAATTTAAGGCATCCTTCAATCTCTGAAGAGTACCCATACTTGTTTGAACGCCACTTTCAAATTGTTTGTTATCAAATCGCATCTCAACGACGCGCTCATCAACAACATTGCTCATACTTTAGTGACCTCCTTCCAAGCTTCTTCAGCAATAGCATCAAAAATAGGCCGTGTTGCAGGATTGATGTAATCTCTTCCTTCAACATAGCCTCCTGTTCCAGTGCCATGCCCATACTGTAAGATAATAGCAATTTGAACACCTTTATTAATGTTTGAGTTAGTCCAAATAACTGAGTATCCAGTGCTAGTCTTCTGTATCTCATATCCCCAAGAATCTGCTGTTGTACCGGAATCTTTTGGTGTAGCATCTCTAAGAGCCTTCACACCTTCTTCGCCATACTTCTTAAGAATATTCATGATTTCAAACTTAAACATGTGTTTGAAAAAGCGATCTGCTTTCTCAAATTTTCCATGATGCTGAATAGTTATCATACATTACCCCTTAGTGTGATACTTGGCTCTTCTAGCCGCATTAAGGGCTTTGTTTTGCCTTAAAGTCTCTGCTTTTGACATCTTCTTCTGTTTGCTATTCTTAGCTTCACAAACTCGAATAAGCATAAGGAGTCTATTAATATGCCACTTCTGGCACTCAAATGGAATGTTGTATGCAATCATCAGGTAATAGATGAGTTCAGAAGTAATGATCTCCCTGCTATTACCTCTTCCTCCACCAGGAGCTTCTTTAACAGTTGTAGCTGTCATTGGAGCTTCCATATAGTCATTAATCTTCTTAAGTTCTTCTGAAGGAATCACATAATAAACATTAGGATCAACATTCTGAGTCAAAGTCATACACCGAAAATAATCTATGATCTCCTCGGGTTTCTTATCTTGGTTGTTCAAGAAATGTTTGCACCACTTTGACTCCCATTTTGAAATAGAAACAAGAGAGTGCTCAAGAGTCAATGTGGTTGCTTTAACATTTATGAATTCTTGTTTCTGCTCATCCCACACTTCAGTATCCGGAATACTAATCTTGAGCATCTCTCTTATCCTCCTTAATTAGGCCTGAGGTTCTTTATGATCTTCAGGCTGTTTTCTCTTAGGCAATACACCTTCTACGAATTTAGCGGCATACTCCGCATCGCTTCCGAGTCGCATGAACAGGATGTTGTAGGCTTCTGTCTCTGAGAATGCTTTACTGATTTCTTCAGACTTAACAAAGCGCTTGCCATCAAGGGACTTTTCGCCGTATGCCTTGAGAAGGAACTCCTTAAAGTAAGCGACAATCTTTGTCTGGTCTTTCTCGTCAATAATTCTCTGAATGAATGCCTGCAGTCCGCCATTTACAGACCAAGCCATCTCGGTGCATTCTGTTTCTGTGAGATTGAAGTAAAAGTCTTCTTCTCTCTCGTTTCCGTCGTAGTCAGTATACTTAATTCTTTCTTTTAACATGCTAAAATATCTCCTTTCTCAAAAGAAAAGAGGCTTTCTCCATCATGGTTACTCACCTCTTAAAAATATGGATTAGGCGCCTGTACCGAGCAGAGTAATAATCTCGTCCGGAAGAGGCAGACGCGGTTCAGCGTTTTCTGTTCCATACAGAATGTCTTCGAGAGCTTTAAGCTTAGCTGCCGGGCACTTTGTACTGTCGATTGTAACTTCTGCAGTAGCCTTGAATCCTTCAACAACTGTGATCGGAACAGCAATTGTGGATGCTTCCCAAGAGAATTCAATAGCTTCCGGAGAGTCATTGACAGTTGCGTAAGAACGAGAAGACGGGGATACTGTAGAACCATAGACAAGATGAATCTTGTAACCATAGTCAGTATTCTTTACATCATTACCAATCAGAGTTCTATAAGACATACCAAATGTCTTACGAACCTGCTGGTATACTGTCATTCCTTCTACAGGAGATGCAGAACCATCACACTGCTCAAATTCATCCGGATATGTATAAGCCTTGATTGTATAACCAAAGTCTTCAGCTGCACGAAGAGACAGATACTTCAGGTTGTCTGCCCACAGGTCAGTTTTATCCGCACCAGACGGAGCTTCATCGATGCCTGTCAAACCGTTCCAAGCTACACCATTAGGATATGTACCGTCATTAGCCTGAAGGTATAAAACGCCACGATCACAACCGGTTTCGTAAAGACGCTTACCGATCTCATCCCATTTAAGTTTGGTCATTTGTTCCTCCTAAATTACCAATACAAAACAAAAACCCAGTGATTGAGATTATCGGCCATATAAGCACGATCCATCCTACAAAGAGGAAGCTCATGGATAGGGTCGAAATACTCACTTTCTGGGTTTCTGTCAATCAATACTACTTCGTAGCACTTAGTGTTACGGTATTTTAAGTTATCGGCATATCTTACATCTGGAATTCTAGTCTTATAGATAATGCATGGATAACTTAATTTATGTCCAGATGGAGGTTGGAAATATACATTGCTATTCCCCAGAATCTGTCTGAACGTCTGGCTCAGATCCAGCCTGCTCGCCATTGTATACACCTCCTAAAGACAAAATAAGCCTTGGAAACTGGGGGTCCACAGAAGTAACCTTCCATGCAACCCCTCTCCAGACTACATAACGAATCTCGAAAAAATGCTCAATGGCAAAAGGGTCAGCAACGATGGAAATATCCTGACTGATAGTCCAATCATCATTGACCTTGTCACCCGATTGCCATCGTTGGGTTCGTCTTACAACATCCCCATAATAAAAAAGCTCCTTAATCTGAGGAACCCAAATATCTGGAGATGTCTCAACGGTAGTACCAAAGCCTACCTTACCATAGAATTTTGCCATTTTGAATTTTTAGACTCACGGATTAACTGTCTTGGAAGACTGAACGTCACCATCAACAGATGTGCCCTGACGTGCGCCATCGGTGAGGATGATAGCAGAATACGGAACTGTAAGAGCACCAGAGCAACGTGTTTCAATCAGATACTTCTGCTGGTTGTAGTCGATGTCGAAGTCTTCGAACATATTAACTGCACCTCCCTTATCAGCACCTACAGTATAGTCCTTCAGATTGACAATGATGCCCATCAGCGTGTCCTTGTCCTGAACCTTGAAGCCTTCCATAACTTCGACAGTTACAATCTTGGAAACGCGGAGCTTTGTGGCCAGCTGAGATTCATTCTCATACAGCGGACGACCAACCTGGTCTTCGAGCAGCAGCATTTCTGTCAGCATGTCTTCTGTTGTGAACAGGGTCGGGTTGCCGGAACCCTTATAGTTCTTACGAGACTTGATGGCTGTACGGATGAATGCCTTAGCCTTTGTAGCATCGTCAGCACCAGAAGCTGTAATAACTTCAGCCTTGATTGTAAACAGGTCTGCATCGTTGACAATCGGACGGATATGCTCTTCGGAAATCTTGTCCTCATCTGCTGTTTCACGGCCATCACCAATCAGGATTGCACGGGCAATTTCCTCATCCAGCATCATACGCATTTCGCCCTTGATCCATGCAACAACATCGAAGTCTGTGATGTCGATAACATCATCTCTATCGAGCTTCTGCTTCTTATAAATTGTCTGCGGAGAGGTGCTTCTCTTGAGCAGCGTGAAGACTTCGTTCTTCTTCAGATGGCCCTTAAGGTAACCCTTTGCACGAGCCTCATCTTCTGTGATGTTTGCAAAGCGGCTTCTTACACGGCTGAACGGAGTATGGTTTACGCCATTCATGACTGTGGAAACCCAGCCAGTGTCACGCTTGATCCATTCTGGAGTATTATTGAGATCGTGGTCTTCCGGGAACAGCCATTCGATGCCATCAATACCATAATCTTCAGCGTGTGCAAGGAAACTTTCCTTCATAGAGCCCTGCTTCTTAGCATCTTTAATAATGGTATCCATCGCATCGTGAGATAAAACCGTTTCGTTTTTGGTTTCGTTATCGAAAACGTTATGCTTCATAAATGTTTCTCCTTCGTCATCATAGTGTTCGACATCTTCGTCTTCTTCATCTTCAGTGTTAACTCCTGCTTCTTCAAGAGCCTGACCAATCATGAAATAAACTACATTTTTCTGTTCTTCTGTGAACTCATCAAAAACATCTTTTACTGTCTTTTCTTTTTCTGCCATTTTAGGTTCCTCTTCCTTAGTCTCCTCCGGTTCTGCTTTTGTTTCTTCAACCGGTTCTTTTTCTTTATCAGCATGCGATAATTCAAGCGATTCAGAATCGTTATAAATTACAGCTTCTGTTTCGGATTCTTCGCCATGCTCGAGAATTGGGAAGTCAATAAAAGCTCCTGGATTTGCACCGGCAAGAACCAAACTAACTTCTCTGATCTTTCCGTGAAGAACATCTCCGCCTTTCTGTTTAAGCTGATTAGCATAAATAGAAAGAGAAACTACATCGCCATGCTCTACAAGAGACTTAGCATGCTGGCCAGCTTCTGTATCATTGAACTTGCCATAAGCGTAAACACCTTCATCTCGATTCTCAAGTAAAGCATGTCCAAGCACATTCATCGGATCGTTATGCTGGTGCTGCCATACGAGCGGTACGGTCTGCCCATCATTCTCGGCAAATGCGTTGTGACGAATAGTTCTTCCGTCTGAGCAGCGAATGTCATTCTTAGTAGCCCAGCCACTAAAGTCATACTTTTCCATTTTGAATTTCCTTTCGCTTAATACTCTTAAGGATACTGCTCATACCCTTGTTCATCTGGATAGTATTCTTCTCCTTCTTCAGGATTAACCATCTGACTTGGATACATCATTTGGCCTGCCTGTTGGTTAAGATTCTTGTTTCTCAGTTCATCGGCGCCTGGCTGATCGGATGGCTTATAGCCAATAATTGCTCTAACTTCATTCGAAGAGAGAATCTCATTACGAGTGAACTTATCGGCAATGTCAGCTAGCTGATTAACTGGAACAAGCTTAAACGGCTCCCTGAAGAAAGAAACTGCTTGGGATTGTGTCCTAGCCGTTTTAGTTAAGAACTTCCTAGAGAACTCGTCTGTAATCTCTGTGACAATTGGTTCGATTGTGCGATTGTTGTAATTCAGCATCTTTGCTTCATCCGCTGTTCCATCAAAAATCTCTTTAGTCATGCCTAACTGGTTGTATAGCATGCTCGTTAAGTATTCGACCTGATTGAGAAGATTGTTTTCGAGCGAACGATTAAGCTGCGTCACATGCTCTGTAGAATCAATGTATGCAACGCCATACTTAGAAGATGCGAACTGATCAATAATCGCTTTTCGCCTTTCGTCAGCCTGTTTACGACGGGCTTCTGTCTTAACTGCATATGGGAGCTGAATAAGAAGATCCAACTTTCCAGAACCACTTTGTTCGTCAATTGAGTCAAGAAGATTCAATTTACGTATTAAACGCTGCAATGTTGAGTTAGGCTCATTCATAACAGCGTACAGTGGGTTTTCAATAATAGCCACCATCTTCTTTGGGAGTGTTACATCTTCATGGCGGCCAGTTCTATCATTGTAGAGATTCACCTTAACATGCTGTGGTTTCCACTCCACAATCTTTCCGACTCTCATAGTACGAATATCATAAGAATCGGTGTTCCTCGGGTTAATATTGGTATCTACAGGAACAACTGCTATGCATCCTTCATCAAGCATCGACATAACAATATCTTGAATAAAGGATCGGCCTGTTTGGTCAATATTAGCCTCTGTAGTAAGACAATAATTCAAACCGGATGTGACGGTTTCTTTAATTCTTTCATTCTCATCCAATCTGACATGCCTAATTGAGACCTGTGCGACATCAATTGCAATGCGGTTATAAACTGCCGTTACAATTGAACGCTCATGGCCTCGAGTTAATCTCGGTCTGTCAGGACGATACGAAAATCCATATCCTTCATAGACCGATTTGTATTCTTCAGTCGGTTCACGACTTAAAAAAGCGTTCCAGCCGTGCTGAAGACGCTCTAAAAAAGATGGCATAATGTATCCTCCGAATATTAGTTAATTAACGACGTTTTCGACTATTTACATATCTTCCATATAAAGTGTTGTTAGCTCTATTACGATGGTAATTAGAAACATTATAATAAATATTAGCATCAAAGTTATGCCTATCTTCATTGGCGCCTTCACTAGCAGCTTGTCTATCCCAGAAGTCTCTACTTCTCTTATCATCACCAGAAAGTTTTGCTTTTTCCTGATACTCCCATCTTTTAGATCTTGCTTCGTTGGCTAGTGTAAGAGTAGTATTACCGTATCTTTTATAAACATCTGAAAGTTGTTTATGATTATTATAGTTATTCTTACTGATTCTAGAAATTGTGTATGCTGCTGCACCTGCAACTAAAATAGCGGCGGCTACTTTAGCACCAGTTTTAATTGCTTTATTTCTAGCATTTCTTTTAGCAACATAATTTTTATCTTTATACTTGGAATCTATTTTCTTAATTTTTTCTTTGTTTTTGTTTTGTACACTCTTTAAACCTCTTACTGAATTAGAGACATCCTGTTTAGTAAGCACAACTTTTCCGGATTTAGTTTTAATTCCGTTTTTATGTGGTTTAAAAGAGTCAATGTCTCTCTGAATAGATTCGTTTGATTTTGTTAATCTATTTCTTCTTAAAGTATCAATCACACCATATTTTGTTCCTGATTTATTAGTATAAGGCTGATATCGTCTCACACCCCATTTCATTCCAGGAACACCGTAATGAGAAAGTTCGTTACCGGAATAAACAATTGCGTAATAATTCGACATAAATATCCTCACTCAAACGCATCGGTATTTGCTTTGTATGCAACATATGCATCCATTAACGCCGATACATTATCAATCTTTTCATCACGACGTTTCTTAAGAAGCTTTCTGTTTCCGTTCGTATCTTCAATGGTTATACAGTTTCCCATTGTGAAACTCATCAAAGATTCGTCAAAGAGCAGCATTCTTTCCCCGGCAAGAGCTTTTAGTTCTCCAAGAGGAACAGATTCTGTCTTAACACCCTGCTTGACCTTTTCTATTCCATATGGGCCATTCTCAAGCTCCCATCTTTCAACGAAAGTTCGAGCATTGTAAGGGTCATAGCCAAAGCAACGAACATCATACCCTCTATCAGAAATGTGCTTATCGACATCCTCATAAACTTCTGTCATGTCAAGCACAGCTCCTTCAAGAACTATTAAGCTTCCTTCTTTCATGAATTCGTCGTATTTGTTTCTTAAAGCTAATGGCAGCTTCTGCAAAGTTAAACTCGAAATGTAACTTCTAGTTTTTATTCCGAAGCAACCATTAGGTAGCGGAAATAAAAAGGTGAATGCACAAAAGTCATCACCTTGCGATAGGTCAGCTCCAAGAGCACATGGCATCTGCCAATAATCTCTCTTAATAGCGGTCGGCTTAGTTTCTTCATAAGTAAAGAAGTAAGTCAGACCTTCCATAGGTATTCCAAATCTCTTAGCTAGAATATCGTTTCTAGCAGAAGGAGTCTTCTCAGCTCTTTCTACATCAAGCTGATAAGTCTCGTAAGTTACTGTCTTACCTAAATTAGGATTTGCCTTAATCCATGTCTCTGGATGAGCGACTTCTTTAATATCGTCTAATCTGTAATACCAGATTGAAACGTGTGGATTAATGTAATCACCTTTAAGGATATCCATTAATTCCATTTTGATTGTATCGCCTGCTGAGTTTCTTACAGTTCCCTCTGAGCTCATAGCAACAATAAGCCAATCATCTAATTTAGATGCACCCTGCTCAATAGCGCCGACAACATCTTCTCGAATGTCGCCAGAAAGCCATTCGTCAATTGTCGCTATCTTACATCTCAATCCCTGAAGCTTATCGATTCGCATCGGTCTAACTTCAAGTAAAGAGCCTGTTAAGAAGTTCTCAATCCCTTTCTTAGTAGACGCCAACTTAACTCTATTTGCCTTAGATCCGGTTGTATTCTGTAGAGAACCTTCTGTAAGGAATGAGTAAAGTGGACCTCTAGATCTTGTTATAGCAGTACGAATCGGTGATAAGATCTCGTCTGCCTGTTTCATTGTTGGAGCAGTAGTTATTTGGTGAGTGGTAGATGTGTCAACATTCAAGTAATAGTTTTGAATGCATGAACCGTACATTGATTTAGCTGCTCCACGAGCCACTATTAAATACTGTTTATTAGTCAGACGTTTCTTAATCATCTTTCGAACGTAGTGACCGCCTCGCCCATCTGGATTAGGCTCATAAACGCTTCGTTCGACAAAGTAATACCAACCAAATACTTGTTCGGCCCATAATTTAAATGTATCTAATAAATGAAGATCGCCTCCGTCAGTAAGAGTCAACTCATTCTCACAATACTTAACAAAACCGTCGATTGCCTTGTCATCGTAATAGATACTTGGGTCTGCTATAAGCTTATCTATGCGATTCATCTCCATAGATATGGTTTCGCAAACAGGTATCTCACCACGTATTACTGCATCTCGAAACTGACCATAATATATAGGAGTAGCAATATTTGATAGTGACATTTATTTCTTCTTTTGCTTAGGATGAATAATCAAGTTTGATGCATCCGATCCCAAATATTTTTCAACAATCTTTTTTGAATAATAAATTCCTACTCCTACAGCTACAGCAGTAGCTACTTGTTTTCCTGAAGTTTTTAGGACATCAGTAACAGCCTGCTTACCTCTATTAGAAGAACTTTTTATGTTATCTTTATACTGATTTTCATTTCTGATACGATCGTTCAACTCTCTTAACTCATTGTTAGATAATTTGCTAATATCAGTATTTGCAGCCCTCTTCCTTTGATACTTATTGATCTTTTTTATTTGAGCTTTAGCTTTTTTCTTTTCTAGTCTTCTCGTTTTAAAATTCGAACTATATTTTTGAAATCTTCTAACGCCCCACTTCATACCTGGGATACCATAATGGTAAAGCTCGTTATAAACTTTCATACGATTCCTTTCAATTCTAATTTATCTAGGATCGAAACTTACTAAGATCCTAAACTCAAGTTCATCGCAAGTTTTCTTTAGCGCGTCTAAAACAAAAGAACTCGTAGGTGGATCAAAAGTCAAACGAGTCCTAATACATACATAATCTTTAATTAACGCTAACTCATCTTCGTCTTTATTAGGAATATCTGTCCATAACTCAGACGGGCCTGTAATTCGAAACGGTTTTTCAGAGTCAGCAATAAGCTGATCTAAAACTGCAAAACACATATTGATGTGAATAATCAAATCTTCATCAAAATGATCGTATGTAGCAGCATCCGCACCACCAATCAGTTTCTTAACTGTTAATAAAATACTGTCTTCCATAAATCACCTTGAAGACGGTCTTCTTCTCTTCACTATCTTCTTTCTCTTTCCTACAGGATTGTACATTGAACGATAAGCCTGCGCTGTATCTAATATTCGTTTACCATCCGGATTACCATTTTCTTCACTAATTTTGTAGCTTTGTATAGAATTTTTCGCTGAATTTCTAGAATATCTTTCTTCTAAAGTTTCTTCTCCTAATTCTTTTCTTCCGGATCTTCTAAAACGCCACTTCATTCCTCGGACGCCATAATGATAAAGTTCATCGTTCCTCATAAATCGTTTCCCCTATTTCTTTAAGTTAAGTTTCATTGCGGATAATCCACCCCAAACATCATCCTCATCTGAAATTGACTGAACAAATTCAAATCCAAGCTTTTCATATACATGACGAGCATCAGGACTTTCGCCAGGAACTTCAAGAGTCATTTGTTCAAATCCTCTAGATTTAGCAAAATCAATTGCGTTTTGCATTACAGCAGTAGCATAGCCTTTTCCTCTTTCAGAATTCTTAATATCTATCCAGTTAACATTTAAAGATTTATTACCTTCATCGTATAAAGACAAATTACCAATCTTTTTACCTGAATCGTTTTTAATGTCCATATCAAAAGACTTACTTTGTAATTCTTTTGCTTTTGGAAAAACTTTAGCAATTGCTTTTGCTAATTTTGTATCTTTTCTCTGCTCTACTGTAAGACGATCACCTCTCCTTGTTTTTAAAGAAGCACGATACCTACTATCAGGAGTTCTATTAACTCTCTTTTTTCCGGGTTTATTTGTATAAGGCTGGTATCGTCTCACACCCCACTTCATTCCTCGGACGCCATAATGATAAAGTTCATCATTTCTCATAAATTGTTTCTCCATGGAGCCTGATCATTAGGCTTTCTATCAACTAATTCAAAAAATAAAAGCGACTCATCTCCGTAATGAATCGCATTGTGTGTTTTCATGCATGTGGTAATTAGATTGTCTAAGTCCCAGCACTTAGGATTACGATTTAGAATGTCTTCTAAAGTAATCGGTTCAATGTGGTGAACCAAAATATTTGAACGAATCTCTCTTCCAAAAATACCAAGGTCATTGCCTTCATCTCTGACAATAACTTTGTTTCTTGCGTCTATCCATTCCAGTGTCTTATAGAAAATCTGATTCAAATATCTACTATGGCCGAAAGTTTCTTTGCCAACTGTCCCGCTAAGTTTTAGATACTCGTATCGTTCTTTAAACGTTGGAAGTTTTATGAGTTCTGAATAGGTTTTCATTATAAATCCCATAATTGAGAAGAATAACGACGTTTATCCTTGTACTCGTCAGGATAATACCCTCTATGATTAAAAACTGAAATAATATTGGTGTCTAAAAAACCGTCGCTTCTAACATAGAATCCGCCGTATTCATTTAACAATTCTTTACCTTTTTCAAAATTCCCTTCGTATGCTAAATCCTTTAATCTCGCTTCGTTAAATTGATTAACATACTTCTCTCCGATTCTTTTTTCTTCTTTTTGAATTTTAACAACAGTATTATCATAAGAATCTAAAGCATCCCAAAATTCTTTAACATACCCTTTCGAATCGGTTCTTTTTCCATTTACTTTTGATGGAAGTGTATCAAAAGGATCTTTATAGTTTGCATCATCACTAGCATCTATTATTTTCATATAATCCTTATACATGTCAAATTCTTTAGGATCCAACTGTTGTAAATCTGGATTTAATTTGTTATACAATTTAGCGTATGCTTCGTTTGCTTTCTTCTCTAATTTCTTTAATTTATCCACATTATCTTTAATGCTTTTACTAGAAATTAATTCTTCTTCATATCTTCTTCCTACGGCTATTACATTATTATCTGCCGTAGATATTTTCATGGCACGTTTGACATCTCTCTTAGTTGATGTTTCTTTAAGTCCGTATCTTTTGCGCCCTCTATCAGTAAGTGTTCCATCGGGATTCTGATATCTACGAATGCCCCATTTCATGCCTAGAATACCGTAATGATATAATTCATCTCTATTCATCTTCTGACTCCTGTCCGCTGTAAGTTCTCATTGCAGTTAAAGCAGAAGAATATAAACGCTCAATGTTCTTAGCAGACTCATATGCTTCTGCTTTTGCTGTAAGAACATTAATCTCCTTTTGCAGTTTATCTCTCTCTAACTTTTCTTTAACAGAACCAAGCTTTAAAAAATGAACCGTCTCTGCTGAAGTAGCGGTTCCTTCTCTTAATCTCTTTTCAACTAACTTATATGCCTCACCAATACATCGATCCTCCCACTCTTCAGGAGACTTAGCTGGTATAATATCGTCGGTTGAAAAAGTTTCATCTACCTTTTTACCTCTTTTCATCCAAAATCTCCTTTCTCTTAGAAACATATTGATCAGTCTAAATATACTTAACTCTATGTTTCATCAACTTTTTGAATACTTTTAGGAGAATGCTGACAACTCACGAACGACAAAAGAGCTCTAATGAAGGATTGAAAGGAGATAAAAGAACCATGCTGGGGAAAATATCCAAAGCAATTGCCAACACCCTCCTAAAAGCATTCAAAAAATAACCCTCCGGAGGAAAATTAAGG